TTTCTTTAAGACTGTGATCCACTTAAACCACCGTCCGACTGATGCTCCCTTGGATATTGTGGGGCTGCCACAGGCGATCCTAGGGTATAAGGTTGAACAACCACGCCTCTTCCACCAATAGCAGTAACGCCGCCCTTTTCGACATCAGAATTTTGCCGGGCAACGATAAGATCACATCGATGGGGTACACATTGAGACTGAGAGGGGGCATAGGAATCCCCGGTCATGAACTTCATGAGGTGTGACATGAGAGGTTCATAAACAAAGCCGCTGAGTTCTGCTTCGATAGCTGCTTTAACGACTTTCTTACCCCATTCATCATAGACAGACTTGCCATGTACTGCAAGCTCTTGAAGAACGGAAGTGACCGCGTCTGACTCTTCTGCTTCTGAGCCAAGCTTGCGGAATTTTGTCCAATTCAAAATGTCCAACCGAGAATCCAAAGGGGCTGGACAAGAATAAACTGGGAGGAGTCCGTGTCCAGTATCTACGCGCATGAAAGATCTCTTCAAGAAAGAGACGTCAGCGATAGTCTTAGACGCCTTGTAGTTGAGATCTTTTTGGGCCGTTGTATAAGTCATTCCAAATTTGGCCATGGCCCCGACCAGGGTGTGCATGTTAAACCATGAGAGGATTTCTGCGCTGATAGAAAGCAGATTATCATCACCATAAGTTATCATGCGAACGCAACGATTGAAATCCCGCATGTTTGCGAGGTGGGCGTTACCCGATTCGCGCGCCAGCTGAATATAGGCGCATCTGAAAAGTATGAGTTCATAAATGGAATTGGCTTCTGCGGTGACTGGGAAACCAGATGGAAGACTGTGGGTGCACTGGTACAAGTGCCCTTGGTTGTAGCGCGTCGCATAGCATGCGGCGTGCCAGAGATTGCGACGAATATTTGTATTCCCGTCGTCGTATAGGGAATCGAAAACCCGAAAGACAGACCACATCACTTGGTCCATCAAGGTTCCGTCGTAATTGGTGAAGTCCCCATCGATCATGTGCGGGGAATTCGCGAGGAGATGTGTGGCAAGCAGATGCCATTCACTACTCCAGACATTCATACCAATTGCAATCCCGTTGAAAATCCTGTTGTGCCTAATGTGAGCTGTAGCCCCCATGAAATACTGGCGAAATGCAATGCTGTAATCCATGGGCCCGTTCGATATTATACGGGTCTTAGCTATGTCAACTTTGGCGTGCGGTAGCCTTTCGTCCTTGAGGGTATCTATGAAAACAATCTCGGCTGTTTGATCATTCTCACATTTGGTGATAAGTTCCTCAACATTTCGTTTGACCATTTCGGCCTGAGGCGTGTCCAGTTCCCAATCAAACTTACCGAAAAAGAAGGTTTTACCTGGGCATCCAGCCGG